TCTGAGTTGCTCTAAGAATTCCGGTATTAGCTGTACCATGAACATCTAATTTATAAGGACTAAGTGTATTTGGTACACCAATATAAACATTACCACCAAGTCCTGCTTGATAATTTATAATTACGTTTGCGGGCACACCAAAACTCATTGTACCTGCAATTGGACTACTATTATTTATGCCAAGAGAGGTTATACTTTTATCAAAGAAATATTTACCTGAACCTATATTAATATCTGTTGTTGAATCATAAATTGCAGCTGTGTTAGCAGCTTCTGCTGCAAGATTAGCATTTACAGCATTAAGTTTTGTTAAGGTAGCTGCTGAATTAGATGACATAGGCCCAGCAGTAGCTACATTAGCCGCTAACTTATCAGCCGTGATAGCACCCTCAGCAATCTTATTCGTAGAAATAATTGCATTAGCTAATTTTGTATTAGTAACTGCTATGTCATCTATTACAGTAGATGTAATACGAGTTAGGGTCATACTAGTATCCTTTTTTAAGAATTACTCCTCTTTTGTTTGTACTGTTTCAGAAGATTCATCTTCTAATTCATCAAAAAATTCAGCGAGAAAATCTTTTTGTTCTAAAGGTTCATCATCTTCCTCAAAGAATTGTTTAATAAAATCTTCTACTTGTTCGTCTACAGATGGCGGTTTTAAAAGTTCATCCCATAATTCATCTATACAAGCTTTTTTTACAGTTTCTACACAGAAAATAATTTCATCTTCTGTTAAAGGAACAATATCATTATTTATATCTTTTTTTTCAGAGACTACAAAGTCTCCTCGTTGTTCATAATAAATATTAGTTATAGTGCCTGCTACCAATCTAGGAATATCAGGTACTTCTTGACTAATTTTATCTAAAGGAAAAGTTCTTGTTTTTAATTCTCCTTTTCCTTCTTCTGTGACTTCTCTATATTGACAAAAAACACTATCCGCTGTCAATTCATCAATTTCGAATTTTATAAACTCCATTGTAGTTTTCCCCTCTATGTTTTAATAATATAATTTATACACAACGATGGAACCGTTGCTGTATGCGTATGACCTCCACCAGTAACACTTCCTGATTGAGCTACATTAACTGTAGATGAATCTTTTGCTGATTGTGCGACTGATTGAGCTGCTAATGTTAAACTAGCTTGTCCAGAATCAGTTATGAGTTTAGAAGAAGCACGTAATCTTGACTGTGCAGCAGCTACTGCATTATTTGCGCCCTTTCCTATTGCAACTCTATCTTGAAAATCTGGTAAATTATAAGTAGTAGTTCCATCTCCTCCACCATAATCAGTACCAATTAGTGCAAATAAACCTGCGTATACAGTCCTACTTACAGCGGTGCCATCAGCTATTAACCACCCTGTAGGTGCTGCTGTTTCGGGCCACCCAATTATAGAACCCACAGGAATAAGTGGTGCAACATCATTAGCAGCCGCTGTTGTAGAAGAAGCACCTACTACTGATTGCATAACAACATTTGCTGCAAAAGGTGCTAAATTAGCACCAGTCTTATCTACAACTCTAAGACCATATTTATTACCTACTCCAGCCCCTGTTCCTGCACCGTAATATACAATCGCTGCATTATGTACAGAGTTTTGTGTATTAAATCCAAGAGATACGTTTCCAGTTCTACCCGAACTACCTCCAGATCCTAGAAATGATTGTAATTTAAGAGTTATATTAGCATCACCTACGCCTCCGGAATTAACCTCCCAAGCAACATTCATACGATCAGCAGTTACACCGTGTGCTCCGCCAGCGGTGCCTAGTCCTAACATAGTATTAGTTACTGAGCCATTAGTTGGTGGAATACCTGCATCAACAAATTTTGCCATTCCTGCAGAATCTGATTTTGCAATATATATACGTGCATTTGAACTATCATATACAGTTACAGACTCACCTACCTCATAAAAGATCGAATTTGCTTCAAGAGATGCAAAACTATTTTCTGCACGTTGTATACCTAGTCTAGTAAATTTAGTACCAGAAAGAGGATGATTTGCGTTTTTTGTAAACATAGATGAACGTTCGTCATGCACATATAGTGCAGAAGTATTTGCATTGGCAAGATGAAATAAAGCACCGTCAGGAGGAGCTATTGCCGATCCACTAACTACTATATTCTCATCTGTAATACTAGGTTCAACATTACTGCTAAAATTAGCTAGTAGAGATCTATAAGATCTATTTTGTTGTGTTCTTGCCGTCGCAATTGCAGTTGTGCTGACCGGCTCAACATAAGTATTTTGGTCAACTTTTGCCATATTAAACTCCCTCTGCCTTAATCTTTAAAGTAGCATAATCTCCAGCAGGTGCTGCGCTACCGTCTGCTTTATATAGTTTTACGGTTCCCGCAGTCGTGCTCAAAGCAGTCCAAACAGCAACTAACGAATTTGCACCAGCATCTGATACTGTAGTTGATACAAAAGGCACTTCTCTAAAATTTTTGCCGGACCAGTCTATAACTCTTGGAGCAGTACTATAGTCTATCGTAGATTCAAATTTTTGCTCTTTCCTACTTATTGTATATCGAAATTTATCTAATGTAAAGTCATTTTCATCGGGTCTATTGTTAGTCACTTCTAACTTTAATTGAAGCCATCTAAATTGCCGTTCTCCTGGTTCAAAATCTTGGAAACCATCATTAATAGCATACTGATCTAAAGTATTCACATTAACATTACTATTTACTCCAGCACTATGATCTTTCATATAGATATTATCAGCAGTAGAAGTACGAATAAATGTTTTTACATCTACGATACCTGGAGAACCGTCAAAAGTAAGTTTTGAATCTCCTACATCAACATCATCATAATCTCTTAAATCTACAACACTAAAAGTATTTATCCCACCATTTGCTGTAGTAAGATTAGCTAAAGCATTAGAACCTGTTGAATCACCATTAGCATGAAAAGTAGTACCAAGTTCGATATGATTAGTGTCAATTACTCCAGCAATAAACGCATATGAATTAGAATTAGCATAGTCACCTTGGTCAAATACACCTCCACCTGTGTAGGCGCTATAACCACTTGAGGTATCTAAAGCAGTAGTTAATCCAGAATTTTGATATATTTGAATAGATGTATTATTAACACGTTTTGCATATAGTTCTTTATTATTAATTTGCGTCATACCTTCTACATCATGAACAATAAATCTTGTGCCATTAGTTAGCCCATGTTCATTTGAGTTTACTGATACAGAGGTATTAGCTGTTGCTATACTTGCTCTTGTAATTGAAATAATACTTATAACATTTCCTTGATACTGACCCTCATTCCAAATTGCTAATACATTTTGGCCTTCAGTAATTCCAGCACTCTTATCATCTACTAATGTGGTATTATTAGCATCAAAATGCAGATTTGCTTGCTGCATAGCCGTTCCTATACCTGTATCTTTAAGAACATTAGCTTTAGGGGTGCCTGCCTGTAATTCTGAAACTTCTGAAAATATTGTTGTTTTAAAATCAGTATAATCTAGCTTGGGAACTTGAGAAAATTCAAAAACCCTGTCAATAGTATAAAATTCAGCAGTTCCCATGTCTCTAAATTGAGTTACATAAACTGCATCTGTCTCTGCATCTAAGTCTGTAACAGAAGAAGCAGCAGACCAGCCTGAACTAGAAGCATTAGCATTATCTGATAAAAGACTTGCAGCACCACTTGGTAGTACAGCATTACCTTGATCATATACTAGTCCTTGTGATATAACATTAGAAAATGATGGGTAATTTTGCTCAGTTGCGTTTGTATTAGTAATATCTGTAAAGTTAGTTCCTGGAGTATCCTCATTAAATGCTGCTATAACTTTATCAGTTACTCCTTTAACTGTAGTAAAAGTATAACCACTAAGATCAGATGAAAAGTTTCCACTTGTATCTCTTATCTTAACTAAATAAGTAAATTCACCATAGGTATCAATAGGGACAGATTTCCTATTAACATTATCGGCTACATTAACTAAAGGACTTGAAAGTATCCAATTAGCTTCTGTTATAGCAACAGTTCCGGCTGATCGCCTAACCACAACATCTTGTACATCTAGTTCTCTAGGCTCTGGAAATGTCCATGTTAAAGTTATTTGATCAGTGCTTTGTCCAACAGTAAATGAAGTAACACCTGTAGGTGCCGTTGTTTTACCTTGTAATACATGTGTATGTTCAGCGGTAATTCCTCTTATTTCTTTATTTAGTGCAGTAATTCTTACAACTAAACTATTTTTTCCTGCTGCTGTTCCTCTATTAACATTAGTAATAGAAAACCTTATTTTACCATCAGTATCTATACCTGCTGCTGCAACCTTAACAGTATTAAAAGAAGTTAAATCAGGAGTCTCTCCTGTTAGCTTATATGATATTTCATAATCTGAAACTTCCTGTCCTTCAATATGATCAAAAGCTATAGTAGCCCTGATAGATACACCTTTGTTTGTATCAATAAAGAGTTCTTCTGTAACATCAATACCTCCTACTTTTTTTATAGGTATTTCTTCTAATACTAGTGTCTTTACATTAAAAGGACTAGTTCTACCTTGAAAATTTCTATTTCTAGCTTTAACAGATATTGGCCCAATTCTTACACTTGGAAGTGTTCTATCCTGTGTAAGAAATACAGGGTCATAAGGACTACCCAGGGATAAGCTATAAACACCGTTATTTGCTAAGTTATGATTACCCGGATAAGTAAGTGTATTATAATCTAACGTAAAACTACTTCCGCTAACATTACCTAGAGAGCCAGTAATATCTGGAGATATATTAATAAAAGTAGTTCCACCTACATTAGCTTTTGGTGCCTCTGCTAAAGTAATTGTATAAATGCCGTTAGCTGTTAATTGATGATTAAATACGTAAGCATTAGCACCGCTTATTGCAGGTTGTGTATTATCATAACTTGTAGCAATTACAGAAAATACATTTCCGGTAATAAATTGAACATTATCACCAACCTCAACAGTAGGAACAGTATAATGATCTATAACAACACGAATTTTAGAAGCATCAGATGTTAATTCTGTAAATTCTACATTAGCTGGATATTCACCTTTATGTAGATTAAAAGATTCTGAGGATATTTCTGAACCATCTACAAATGCTTTTATAAAATTCTTATGTCTTGGCACAATTTCTAAAGGTTCTACATGAGAGGTTAAACCAGTACCTCCTGCAACAGGAGCAACTAGAGTTACACTATTACTTCTAGAGTATTCCATCTCTGTACCTGAAATATAGAAATTTTTATTAGTATAAAATCTTGAATCTAATAGTTGATTAATAGTCACAAAAAATGGAGGAGTAGGTAATGCACTAAATAATCTAGTTCCATCATCAGAAGTAGTATTTTTAACAATAACGTTATCTTGTAAAGCATAATAACCTGCTGTAGACATTTCTCCATTAGAATTATGTGATAAGATCTCTGCTGAGTATAATTCAGTTCTTGGATTATGCCCAACAAAACCATATTCTGCTCCTGTATTTGCTTTTTCATTAGCAGGAAATGATATATAGTCTCTTCCAGCTTGAGGAAACTGATCTCCGTCATTAACATCTAAAATATGTTTAGAAAAATTATAATCAAAAGCAACATTTAAACCTTCTAATGCAAATTCAATGTGAGAATCTGCGGCCTCACCAGAACCTGCTGCTGATTCTGATACTTCAGTGCATAATAATTTAAGTTCACCAGTAGTACCAGAAAACCCATTTTTACCTGTTAAAACAGCAGGAACTAGAGAATCTGTTAATCCAGCAGAATTACCTAGTTTAAAAGTTGGAGGATGTACTCCAGGAACAGATGTAACATTTGTAACTTTTTGCACAACATCAGGTAAAGATACGAAATAATCTGTAGCAAAATTTAGTCGATAGTCTTGTTTTTCTGTAAAAGTATCTACCAACACATCAACTACAATACTACCGTCACCTGTTCTGCGTGGAAGAGGTTTTAATATAAAATCAGGTGCCGGAGGAGGTATAAAAGGAGATGTAATATCTGTATAAGCAGTAGGAGTGTAGTCTATAAAAGTATCAGAATCTACATAAACATTAGAAATATACTCCATTCCTTCAATAGATACTTCATGCTCATCAGTTCTAGTTAATGAAGTAATCTTAAATAATTTACCTGCTTTATTAGTATAAACGTCACTTGTAGAAACCATTTCGCCTAACATCCACAAATCACCACGTACGGGAGCAGCATTTGCAGGAAACTTAGAAATAGCATCAAATGCCTTTGTTACTACATTAAATTGATGTGTAACTTTTACATTAGCTAAATCAATTCCAAAATTAACATTTGCATTTGCAGTTACAGTAGAATTAGAAGTAGCTGCATAACTCTTAGTAGTAGTTATTAAATCATAATCAGTATTAGATAGTAAATATAGATCAACTCTATCTGAAGATTGTTTAAAGACTCTCATAGCTAAAGGATCAGTATTAGCACTAAAAAATGTAGAAGGTAGTGTAGGTTCTGTAAAATATTCTAAATGAGCTTGCGCAGCATTAGCATCGCTCCCTGCTACCACAGAGTTAGAGGATATTTTTCCTCCATATCCTAAACCTAATCCCGTCATTTTTTGAGATACAGATATGACATCACCAGGTGATAAACTAATTGCCTCTATACTAGTAGTAAATTGAATTCTCCTGCGTAGGTACTGGGAAGCTGCTATTTGATAGTGTGCATAGCGTAAAGCTTGACTTCTACGTGTCACACCTAATAGATCAAGAGTAGCTAAATTTTCTAATGCACTCTTATCTATACCGTCATTCCTATCAACAGTATCAATTCTAACTGTCTCTCTTTTATAATGGTTTGTAGGTTCTATATAACTTAAATCTACAGAAGTTATTAATTCATTTTCTTTAATACCTGATATCTGAAAAGATCCATCTTTTATATTAGTCTCATTAAACATTGCTACAGGAAGTTCATTAGGCATATCTACTGCAAGAGTTATCTTACCCATATTATAAACTAATGCACCCCTAAAAATAGAAGTAATTTGATTTATAACATCCATAGCCTGTCCTTGATCAGCTATTGTCACATCACAAATAAATCTTCGTTCAACAATTTTAGTGGTATCGGCTAAACCAAACTGGTTTTCTCTAATAGAGGTAAATGTATCTCGGGGTTTATGTCTCCAAGTACCATCTGCTAAAGCTGTAACACCTTCAAACTTACCTGTCTCAGCATTACAAGCATCACAATACATTGCAGTTTGGTAAAACTTAAACTTATCTATAACATCCTCTGGAATACCTAAACCATATGTGGTATTTGTTAATAGATCATATACTATCCATACAGGGTTTTGACTCCAACCATAAACGAAACTCCCATCCCATGTACCAACATATATTTGAGGATTATCTGTTGTTAATTTAGTTCCTGGTCCGCTAAATTGTAGACTATATCCTTCTTTTTGATATGCATTATTTGTAGAACCATCTCCATCAACAACCTCAAGCTCTCTCCAATCTATTTCACCTGTTTCTAAAATAGGTTGGTTATAATTAGCAGGAACTTTAACTAATAGTCCTTTTACTAAAGATGTAAAATTAGGAATACCTGCCGTATGCTCAGAGTGTGCTTTAATTGCATAACCAACATGCGCAGTTCTAGGATATGCTTGTTTAGTAAATTCAATTTCTGTCCAACCTCTAACAGCTATGTTATCATGTATTTTAGATGAATCACTGTCATCAGAAGTTTTCTTGATAGTAAATTTATAACCTTGATCATCTTTTTTCTCATCAGGAATTAAAACAGATACATCAAATTTAAATATAACATTAGTTTTACCTATAATTTTTCTTGTTACAGTATCCATAATCTTTTCAGTACCAGTATTATTAAAAATCTCAATTGAGATTTCTGCTTCATGACCATGAATATTGCCTTGTGCATCTTGATTAATTAGACCTCTTAATTCAAAATTGAACCTAAGCGCGTCCCAAGCAAAATTTGTTGTAGATTGAAGTTCTATCTTAGATTCAGGAATACCCGCGACATTACCTTTTTTAAGAGGTACTTTAGAAGTAAGGTTTTGAGGAGTTGCAATTTCTTGTCCAAATACTCGTAGAGCAGGTTGTGTAACTGTTCCTGAGTTAGAAAGAGTTTTAAATAAATCTGTATTTTCTAACCCATCACCATCAAGATTAATTAAATCATCTATATTACCATCTTGTACTTCTATATCTTGTGGCCCATTTGGATTTATTCGATAAACAGGGCCTTCTCCAAGACCTGCGGTTATAAATAAAATATCAGTAGAAAATTTATTATTTGGATCTTCAACAGCACCGCCTCCACCGCCCCCACCTTTTCCACCGCCACCACCTTTATTATGTACACGAACATCATTAGCTATATAAGTATGCTGTTGTGAAACTGTAAAATTATAACTCTCACCTCTTCCGCCATATTCAATTGATTCAATCGGTGATAATTTACCATCATGAGTAACTACCTGATCTTCTTCAGTAAATTTTCCTGCCTCTAAAAATAATCCATCTTCAAGAAGTAACCAGTGATTAGGTGTAACAGTAAACTCTCCTACCCAATGTTTAATAGTTAAAAATTCATCATCTTTATGATGATATAATCTATTTACACTGGCAGGACCGAGATTACCTTTTTTATCAAAAGCTAAAACTAAATCACCTAATTCTATGCTTTCAATTGATTTTTTATTACCATCTGCCATAGTAATTTGAGTACCAGCAACGAAACAACCTTTAGAACCCACAATGTGAGGAACTTTTTCACCATCATAAACTGTATATTGCTTAAGAGCACTCATAATCTTTACTCGTCATTCGGTGTTGCAGTAGCTAAAGGAGTAGTGTCTGCAATAAAAATAGATTCTACACTTGGTGAGTTATCTTGTCCATGTTCTGTACTTAGCACATACCCACTTAAAAATTGTCCAGCAACCCTCATTGTTCCATAATTAAGAGGAATTGGGGTACCCGATGTAGTTGTATTCTGAAGAGAGCCAAACATATTATTTTCTGTTCGAGTCCCTGAGTCTTTGGTAACTTCCTGTTGTCGTTGTTTAGGTTTTGAAGTAAATAACATACCAATAGCAGAAAGGGCTAAATTACCAAGTATACCTTGAACAAAACTTGGAAGACCTGAAAATGCAGCACCTAAAGTACCAAATAATCCAGCACTTGCTCCGCCAGCAGCTGGGCCATACATTAAACCTGTTCCAAACGTAGCGGGAGCACCAGCACCATATAAACCAAAGCCTAAAGGACCCGCAGCAACCACTGCTGCAATTGCAACTGCTGCAAATATAAAACCTTTTTTACCACCACCCCCACATACTACAGGGGCTACATAAATAGTATCTCCATCTTTTATTTTCTTCAATGGAAAAGATTGTGGATCAACAACCTCTAAATTTTCATCTAAATAAGCAAAGCCTTCTTGAGATTGCCCACTTTTAATCTGTGTTATATAATCACCAAAACGTTTATGCATACTGCGTAAATAAAACTCAATATCATAGTATGACTCAACAGCAACTTTGTACTCTAGCTCATTAAAATAGTCTTTAAACGTGGGACTGATTTTGATAGTTGCTAACATTTAAATAAAATGTTCCTTTCGCAGTTGGTCAAATTTAAGTGCATCAACTTTATTATCCATCCAGTATATATAAAATTGATTATTGAAGCCAACTAAAAATTTGTATTGTTGAAATGCAGCACTGATTTTATCGTCTTGACTTGGAATAGGTTTATCACTACCTGGATGTGAATGGAAAATTCCCCAAATATTATCATATTTAATAAATGTTGCAGGATCTAAAATAAAAGTAAGTGTTGGTTCCATACTTATATTATTACAAGGAATATAAGTAAAATCATCTAATATAACGCCACAAGCTTCTCTTGGATAATCACGTAATGCATGATTATTCATATCTTCTGTTATTTTGGCATACCAATCCATTTATATATCCCCATTGTGAAATTCCTATAATAGCGTCCATAAGGAGCTATCCAACTTTTATGTTCAAGCATAGTTTGAATCATTCTATTATTGCCAATATATAAAGCGCAATGATTAGTCACATTAGTTGCGCCTAGTGACATTGTTATCACATCAAATTTTTCTGGTTCTTTAATATCTCGTTTTTTCCACCCATACTTTTCGGTGCCACCAATATCAAAATATCTTTCATGAGTTTTATTATACCAATCTTCATCTACTATATTACACCAGTCACTTGTATCATAAGGTATATCAATATTTAATTGTTCTTTATAAATTAGCCGACAAAGATTAAAACAGTCAATCCCTGTTTTTGAATCATTACCTAAATGTATATATGGAAATCCAAGATATTTATTATACCAAGGCTCGGTGTCTATAGATGGCGTAGAGTGCTCTAATCCACTCATTTGCGATTGATTCATATCTTGATATTTTCCCCTCTTCAAGATGCAACATATTACATGGTTTTAAAAACATACTAAAATGTATTGGTCTACTATAAGTATGTGATCTAAATATCATTACATCAAAATCTTGAGCATCTGTCAATGGAACTTTTATACCATATTGCAATGCCCAATTATCTATATCGTCAAGACTTATATCCTTCATCCATCTTCTATTTTTAATATCAGGAGGAATTAATTTTTCTAAAGAGTTTATATTAAGTTCATTTTTATAGAACTGATGAATTAAAGTAAAGCAATTCGTGCCTAAATAATTATGCGAAATTCCTAAATAATTTATTATATTGTTTCGTACCATTCTCGTAACTCCGGATATATATCTACAAATGATGTATTATTTAATTTATCTACTTGTTCGTTATATTCTTTAAAACGCTTTAGTAATATATCTTTATTTTCTATATCATTTTTCAAATATGCAACTGTTCTATCAATATTTTCAACTTCTTCCTCAGAAAGAAATAATCTAGAACCACCCCCTTTAGATAGTTTTTTCTTTAACAATAAAAATTTCTTTTCTATCTTACTCTTAATCTCTAAAGGTAATAATCTACAGTCAAGATGCCCAGGAAAATCTAATACACTTAAAAAAGTACCTATACCCTTTGATTTTAAGTATAATATTAGCTCTACACTTGTTAAGGCACTATACAATGAGATAGTACAACTTATAGTAGAAACATATTTCTTAGTAATTTTTAAGTTCTCTTGAAAGATGCTCCAATTAAAATTAGTTCTACTATATTCACAATGTTCTTTATATCCGTCCACACTGGGCCAAAGTATAATTTTCTCAAACTTATCCCACATCTTGAAAACATCATAGTGTTTGTATTTTAGCGTACTTAAATTTGTATTATAAGTGAGTTCAACATCCGTTTTATCATTATCAATTAACCATTGTAATAATTCATAATGACTATCCATAGTGAGTGGTTCACCACCAGCAAAATAAAAATATTTTATACTATCTTTTATAGTATATAAATAATTCCAGAATTCATCATTATTAGAGTAATAAGTAGCTAGTTCTTTAGGAGCATTTTTGAATACAGATATTCTATCTGCATCCTTAAACCATGCAGAAGAAGAATAAGGCCCACAGATTCTACATTTAAAATTGCATTTATTATTAAATCTAAAATCTAAATATATAGGGTTAGAAGCTAGACTTCCATCTAGTTTAGTTTGTTTTTGTAATGTAGAAAATTCACTAAATCGTTTATTTACTTGTTGTCGATTTGATTCACCTCCCATATTTTCTACATCATAACAAAACTTTTTACATGGAGAAGGTATTTTATTATTTAAAAACTGTAATCTAGTTTTTTTATAGTAATCATTATTCCAAATTGAGCTAATAGAATCTTTATGTGTAGCTAATACGTCTGATCTATCATGATCATTAGCAGGTATATGACAACATAATCTGTAATCACCTCTAATGTCCCCAAATAAATGAATCCAGGGAAGTATACATCCTTTAACCATTATTGCCTCGGAATTGTTCTACCAGTGGCAGGGAATCCCCCAAAGTGCACTTGATTATGTCTTATAGTGCAGGATTCTAGACTTTTTCCACATACATCATCACCTTCCGAGTTATCAGCAGCATATCCTGTTGATGGACTTGTATTTGATGTTCCCGGAATTGCCAAGCCGCCCGGGCCTGGATACTGACACTCTTCTCCTTTATACTCCCACTGACATGTATTTTTATAAAATTTTCTTTTAGGTACGACAAATTTAAAATATTGTAACCAAGAAGTTAAAGAAAAAGTTGCTACAGTATCATTTAAACTATCTAAAGAATTAATTCTAAATACATCTTCTAAATAAGATTCAGGATCAGCTTCTGTATTAATAATATATACAGCATCTCCAGCAGTTGTACCGGGATATAGGTCATTACTTAGAAATAAAAATCTATTTTCTTCAACAGATGTGATAGTTGCCTCTGTATTTCCTTTTGCACTTTTAACATTATCACCCACTCTATAAGGTGACGTACTATGCATTTCAATTGCGTTTGAGAATATTCCTCTTATAGTAGAGTATTCTGGCCAAACATCTAAAAAATTAGCAAATGTAGTTTTAATAACAACAACAGCTCCTAATAAATCTCGACTATCTATTTTCTTTTCTTGCCAAGTTCCCTTAACATCAAGTGTCTCACTACGAGTAAAAGAAGCATTTGCTTTTCCATAAGTGCCTACAATAGTAGCATCATAGCTTAATCCATTTGCTCTAGCTCTTGTTAAGGTATCAAAAGCTACATTACCAGCAGTTCCACCAACCTGTGCAGGTGTAAAATTAATAGTTCTTGGATCAATACCATGAAGTAACTCATCATTTACCATTGCCATACAGGAATTAGAACTATTATTACCAGCTATAAAAGGATCTTCAACTAAAGCGGATATTATATTTTCAAAATTAAATATATTAACTGTCAATTCATTTATCTCTCCATCTGATTTTTGATCAAATGCAGAAATATTTATAGGATAAGGTTTATAAGTGCCTCCGTCAAAAGTTACATTATAATTTATATCTGATATTATGTCACCATTTATCTCTGCTATTCTGAAAGGAAAATCATTTGGCCATGCACTACCTGTCCCTTGTCCTGTTGGATTGTAGTATTTATTAGGTGGATACCATTCTCCAGGATAATAAATATCTATAAGTCTTACTATGGGATTTTGTGTAAAAGCATTTTTTTCTGCAATAAAAGCAGAATTTGTTATACTCTCAATTACATTGCCACTTGCAGTTACAGCATTACCAGTATATACTGCTGGTTCAAATATTGATGCTTTTAAGTTAGCAGTAGAAACACGTACAGTATATACATTATCAGATGTTAATCTATCAAATTTAAGAACAACAGCATTAGCTGCCATTGGGGTAACATTAAATGTAGTCTGTGAGTTTAATTGAACATTACCTCCAAAAGATGCTATTTGTTCAACATTAGATACTAAATCGCCTGTCCAAAGATACTCAGTTGGGTGTATTTGTGTATTATTAAATAATACAGTAATCTCATTCTTATTATTTGCAGGAATAGGCAAAATAAGGGCATTAGCTTCTGATTCTACATTATCTACAAAGGTATTTCCTGCTGTTCTTTGAGCAAATCTAGCCTCTTCTAATTTAGGATTAAGTGCTGCATAGTTTACTTCATTTACTACTGCACCAGTGCTATTTGCATTTGAAAAACTAAATTCTACATTATGAATTCTTGAAGTTGCTACGTTAGCATGAACATACTCACCAGCAACAAATCTTATAGTGCTATTACTTAATTTTACTTTGATAGTATTTGCACTTAAATCAACATTAGCAATTGTACCACTTGCAGCAGATGTATTTCCAATAATAACATTTCCAGCCTCAAATGCCCCAACCGTAGTTAGAGCATTGACTGTACCAAAACCTAAAGTAACATCATAATTACGAGCAGTCATTAGTCAAAGACCTCTTGAAGAGCAAAAGAAACTGTATAAAAATTTTCTACCAATGTAGTCCCTGTTGAAAGAACTTGTGTTACAGAAAGGGGACCATTAAATCTTGTATTTATTGTACCAGAATCATTAAGGTGTGACAAGTCAAAAGTGAAAGTTTCAAAATCGCCACTTCTAGCTCTGTAAAAATTCTCAATCGCTAGTTTCTCAATACCTGTAATATTAGTGTAAGTTAAGGAATAAGCTCTTTTTGAACGCCTTGACTTAAGCCTACGTTTTTCATAACCAGCTTGACTTGTAAAAGTTGTTACATCATATCTCTCATCAGTTTGGAAACCCTTATCAGGTTTTCTATCTGCCATAGAACTAAACCTATCCAGAGTAGTTACTGTCATTCCAAAAGTTCGAATACTAAGTTTATCATTTGTTTGTATAGACCCAAGAGCGCCACCACCTATAACTGTTGGTTCAGTATTCATAGATTGAATACCTGTACCTGTATATTTTAAACTTTTAGACATACGAAAAGCATCAATATGTCCACTAAAATCTTGAGCAAGCACATTAGCATTTCCAATTTGTAGGGGAGCATTTACCATTACTGCATGATTAGATACTTGAAACCCGCTGGTTGCAACTCTTACATTATTAACATAAAGAGCTAAAGCAGAATCAGAATGATTATAAGATACAGCAACATGATAAAATACTCCTCCATTAGCATTACCACCAGTAACATTACTAAAAGCGCCTCCTTGCATATATGAAAAGGAAATATTTGAATCTGCATGTAAAGCTAAACGATAAAAATTATTTACATCTTTTGTTCGGGACAGAATTGTTGAATTAGCAGTAAATGCTCCGGTCGCAGGTCTTATAAAACATTCTAGAGTATAATTATCATCAGAAAAGTCAAAGTCATTACTAGCAGCAATATTAACTGCATCGTTAGTGCCATCTAAAAGTAAAGATGAATCTCCAAATTGTTTAATCGCAGTATCTAACTGAGCATTTCCTTCAAAACTAATTGTATGCGCAGATGGGCTAGCATCAGTTGTTGACGTAGCACCATCAGTTTCAGAATTAAAATTTAATAATAGTTTAGTTGCCGTATTATCGCCTATATCAATACCTTCAGTACCGAGTGCAACACTAGGATATGTAAAAGAATCAGAATCTTGAAATACGCCACTAATATATACAAATATTTCATCTGCACTTGTAACGTTAGAACCTGCAGCAAGGGGAAAAGATTCTTGATTAGCATTAATTGTATAACTATTACTATCTACAGTGGTAGTAGCGCCATTTGAAAAATTAACTGCGGTAACATCTTGTATATCTCTGTTAAGTAAAAATCTATCAGGAATTGCTATAACTCTTATAACTAAAGATTGTGTAGGATTAGGAGCTTGTATAAAAGTTATAGCATCTCCTCCACCATTTAAAGTGTAAGAAGATGTAGGCTGAACAGCACCGTCAACAGAAACTAGCACTTCTGCTGGAGATTTAGCTACAGAAGGTAGTGTAAAAGATGTAGTTCCTGTAACCACCGCAGCACTATTTGTAAAAGAAGATACTACAGAAAAAGTTGCTGGGTCAACTGTTGCATCAGTAGGATATGTTGCCATTATGTGTTACCCCTTAAAGTTTTACGAATTGGGCCATTATTACGAATATCACTGGTAACAATTTCTACAACCATCTTACCCACATCAATTTGTGGTTTAACAGTTGCTTCTGCATCTTTGGGCGTACCCTGATTATTAACAACAACCTCAATGTTAGGGGCTAAACCTTTACCGGTAGAATTCATTGCGTGTAGCGCAGGACCGCCAATAGCTTTTGCCATTGGTTTGCGAATTACAAACTCACCTGGCTCAAGCATCGCAGGTACACGATCTCGTTTCATAGCACCACCAGCTGCTAGATGGACTGGTCCACCAGCTGCAAATCCAAATGATTTCATTATACCAGCACCTACATCTTCTAGCACAGGTGTAATAAACTTTTCAGTAACGCTTTTTTGTAAACTATTAATAATATTTTGCATAAAGCTGTTAAAAGCACTTTTAGCTGAATCTAATACGCCTTTTCCTTCTCGAACACCGTCAAAGAAAGAGTTAAATGCATTTGAAAGCTCACCACTAAATATACGGCTAACATCAGAACCAAACTGTTTAAAGTAATTTCTTTCTCTATCAATTTGTTTTAGTTTTTCATCTCGTAGAGCAGCAGCTGCATCTCGCTCTCTTTGCAGCCCTTCTAGTTTTGCTTTCTCTTCTGCATCAATAATTTCAAATTCTTTATAAGAACTTTTAATCTTCTCATCAATGAGTTTAATTTCTCTATTTATAGCATCAATAGCTTCTTTTCTACTCATATCGGCAAGTTTAGTTTCAAGCGCTTGTCTCTCTGCTACATTAACTTTTAATGCATTATTAGCTGTTATCTGAGAGGTGAGATCAGCTAATCTAGAGGCCGTTAATTCTTTATTTGCAGTAGTTTGCTCATCATAAGCATCTTTTTGAAGTTGTTGGTTATCTAAAATTCTTTCTTTCAAGTCTTTAAAGTTTGTTGCAATTTTAACAGGCTCAAATTCACCTAAATCACCAATACCTGTAACATCCTTACCTGTTAATCCAGCTTTTCTCTGTGAATCTTTTACAAACTCATCAATTGCTTTTACAAAAGGAGTCACACCAACAGCTTTTTGAAATTCTTCAACAACTCGTACTTGTGCTTCTAAGTTCTTTAATTCAATTAACTGTTTCTCATTTTCAAACTTTTGAGCAGCGCGTTGTGCATCTAGCTGTGCTTGTTGCACATTGGCCTGTGCAGTAACAATGGCTTTTTGTTGTGTTAAACGTGCGTTTTCATCAGTAATTTTTTGAATCTCAGCTTGCTGTTTTTTTGTTTCAATATCTTTTTCTATAGCTTGAATTTCTTTAGTTTTTTGAAGTACCTTTTCACT